CACTTAAACAGTAACATAGTATAAAGAGCATATCAACCGGGAAATTAAATCCGGCTTAGTAGACTGTCCCGGCAGACGCATATAAGACTATTAAGCTTTACTCTATATGGAGAAATTCAAATGGCATTTACCACATTTAGCGGCCCAGTCCGTTCAGTTGCAGGCTTCGCAGAACCAATCACATACATTTTTGCTACCGACGTAGTTGGCGGCGCAGTTAATATTCCAGCAGGCGGCAACATCGTTATTCTTTCTGCAGCAGACGGCGGCCCAGCTTCAACATGTACTTTAGTATTACCTCAAGTAGTTAGCGGCGAGTTTAGCTTAGCTTCAGGTCAAAACCCTCCAGCTGATGTACGTTACGCAGGCATTAAAGGTTCTATCTTGAATTATGATGCCTCTATTACTCACGTTTTAGGCGGGTTTGGTACTAACGATTCAACCTCTACAGCTGGCCAAAAAGTTAACGGCTCTACAGCTGGTGTTGTAATCCCTGCAGGATACGGAGTTCAATTTGGCGGCAACGGTAATCAAAACGCACCTTGGGCCGCTACTAACTCAGTATTGTCCACAGCTAACACATTCTAATTAATCTGAGGGTGGCTTCCTAATAAGAAGCCTTAAATGTCAATCGCCCACATGACAGCCCTTACTAAACACATAGGAGATTAATATGAGCGTAGTTTCATCAATAACCCGAGTAGGCACGTATGAGCCATTCGAGTTACAAGTTGCACGTGGTCAAATCACAATGCACAATAGTTTTTCTGTCTTTGGTTACAACCCTGATGTAGATACATCAGAAGAAACTATCTGGCCAGATGGGGGCACTATTGTTCACCCTACAACTGCTTCTGTTTTAAAAGTTAGCTCTACTAGCGCAGATGATACGTCTGCAGGTACAGGCGCCCGTACGGTATACATCGAAGGGCTAAATGGTAGTTATAATGTTGTTAGTGAAACGGTAATACTAAACGGGCAAACTGCCGTAAACACCACAAACTCATACATGTATGTTAACCAGTTGTACGTTGTAACAGTCGGTTCTGGTGGTGAGAATGCAGGTGTAATTAACGTAGGGACAGGTGAAGTTACCGCTGGTGTTCCAGCCGTTCTATATGACCTGATTGCTATCGGCTATAATACACGTACTACAGCCCATTACTGTGTCCCTGCTGGCTATACGGCATACTTAGTACAAGGCACCATAACTGCAGGACAAGCCTCGGGTTCTACATCCATTACAGCGTTTTTGAAACAGCACAGTCCTGACGGTATTTTACGCGTCGCTGCTGTGTCTACACTAAATAACGGCTCTGTTACCTACGACTTTACGTACCCTATTGCAGTAGCAGAAAAAAACTGTATTGGTGCTTCAGCCATTGGTATTGCTGCAAATAACTCAGCTAGTGCATTCTTTAATATTGTGTTAATAAAGAATAATGGAACTGCATAATGAGCGTAGAACGAGAACTTGCAGTACATGAGACTGAGATTAAACATCTACAAGCTGATATGGATAAATTGGTCCAGGATATGGAATCAATTAAAGCTACGCTTAATGACATTAATACAACCCTTGCGGAAGCTCGCGGCGGTTGGAAAGTCTTAATGATGGTCGGTGGTGCTGGCGGGGCTCTCGGCGCTGTAGTTACTCAATTTGCGCATAAATTATTTGGATAGGAGTCAACATGGGCGTTTTTAATAAAAAAGTTAAAGCTATAGAAGAGACTGCAGAAGAAGTAGCTGTGGAAGAAGTGGTAGCTCAAGAAGTTAAAGAAACACCTGCCCCAGCAAAAGCACCTGCTACAGGCACAAGTTGGTTCACGAGCAAGTAATCATGCCGAGTAAGAGTAAACCTCAAGCAAAACTAATGGCAGCAGCTGCACATAACCCTAAATTTGCTAAGAAGGTGGGTATCCCTACTAAAGTAGCAAAAGAGTTTAACGAAGCTGACAAAGGTAAGACCTTTAAAAAAGGCGGTGTATCATTAGCCGTTGGTCGAGGTGAGAAATTAGCTACAGATAAAGGTGCTGGACTTACTGCCAAAGGTCGTGCAAAATATAATGCAGCAACAGGGTCTAACTTAAAAGCTCCTCAGCCAGAAGGCGGCCCACGTAAGAAATCGTTTTGTGCCCGTATGTCAGGTATGCCAGGCCCAATGAAAGACGAGAATGGCAAACCTACTCGTAAAGCAGCGTCATTAAGACGTTGGAAATGTTAATAAGGAATTATTATGGCTAAAGAAGATTCAAAAAAAGACATGGCGCAGGACAAAAAGATGGCTAAAAAAGCTATTGGTATGCACGATAAACAAATGCACGGTGGTAAGAAAACCGACCTAACAGCCCTTAAAAAAGGTGGTGGCGTTAAAAAAATGTTGGGTGGTGGCTTATCAGCTGCTCTTGGTAAAGGTGTAGCTAACGCAGTTAAACAAAATCCAAATATGGGCGGTACGGCAAGTCTAGGTGGTATGGGTCGAAGAGGCGCGCCAATGCCGCAACAGTCGGCAGCAGGAAAAGCAGCACAGCAAGCTACTATTATGGCACAGCAGAATAGAGGTCAGCTACCACAAAAACCAGCGGGTCTAGGTTCATTAGTAAAAGGCTCAACCGGCCCTGGTACTATAAGTAGGGCTAATATGCCAAACAAAAGCGATTTAGGTAGAGCGGCCGCAGCGGCGGGCCCAGCAACTACACCTTCTGCATTACCCTCTATGAACAATGTTGGGTCAATTGGGAACGCGCGTATGGGAGCTATGAAAAAAGGTGGTTCAGTGTCATCTCGCGCAGATGGTTGTGTTAAACGCGGTAAAACTAAAGGGAAGATAATATAATGGCTGAAGATGTAATTAAAAAAGCGGCATTAAAAGGTGGTATGCAAGGTGGCATGGGTAAAGCAAAAGCTGCGCCAAAAGAACCTGTAGAAGAAATTCCATCTGAAATTAAAGATAAACTACAGACTATGAAAAACCAAAGGGCTGCTGAAAATTATCAGAAGACTAAAGATAATAAAAAAGGTGGCTGCATTAAAATGGCTAAAGGTGGTTACGTTCGTGCTGCTGATGGCTGCGCCACTAAAGGCAAAACAAAAGGTCGGATAGTGTAGTATGAAAGCCTCGCGTGGAATGGGTGCAATAGCACCAAGTAAAATGCCTAAGAAAAAGATTATCAAACGTAAAGATAATCCTGAAGACGTAGAGATGTTTAAAAAAGGTGGAAAGGTAAATTTCCCCGGGCTATATGCAAATATCCATGCTAAACGTAAACGTATGGCTGAAGGCTCTGGTGAAAAGATGCGTAAACCCGGAAGCTCAGGTGCGCCTGCTTCCGATGCATTTAAAAAGTCAGCATTAACGGCTAAAAAATAAAGAGATAAATAATGGCAACCACAGGTACCTCATCATTTAATCTAGACCTCAACGACCTTGTAGAAGAGGCTTTTGAGCGTTGTGGTAAAGAGCTGCGTACCGGTTATGACTTGCGCACTGCGCGACGTAGCTTGAATTTGCTTACTGTTGAGTGGGCAAACCGTGGCATAAACTTATGGACAATCGAACAAGGCGCGATTGTGATGGCTACTGGGCAGGCGGTATACCCGCTACCTGTTAACACGATTGACTTGCTAGACCAAGTGGTACGCCAAAACAACGGTACTACAAACCAGATTGACATCAACATCAACCGTATATCCGAGTCTACATACTCAACAATCCCTAACAAGCTAACACAGGGTCGCCCTATTCAGGTGTGGATTAACCGCCAGTCAGGTGCATCAAACCCAACGACAGTGACTTTGAACGGCGGTATATCTGCTACAGACACTACGATTACAGTAAGCTCTACAGCTAACTTAGCCTCATCGGGTTTTATACAAATTGGTAGTGAGATTATTAGTTACCCAAACGTAAGTGGAAATCAACTTATCAACTGTGCCCGAGGCCAAAACAATACTACTGCAGCATCTCATTTAACAGGTGTTTCATTAACGGTATTAAACCTTCCATCAATTAATGTATGGCCGACGCCCAATGCGCCTGATGCACAGTATACCTTTGTCTATTGGCGTTTACGTCGTGTCCAAGATGCCGGTGATGGCGTTAATACACAGGATATTCCGTTCCGGTTCTTAAATGCAATGGTTGCAGGGTTAGCTTACTACTTATCTATTAAACTACCTGAAGTACCTGGCGACCGTGTTGCAGGACTTAAAGCAGACTACGAACAACAATTCCAACTAGCGGCGGATGAAGATAGAGAAAAGGCATCAATACGGTTTGTTCCACGTAATATGTCGTACACGAGGTAATCATGCCTACCAAGTATGCTAGTGGTAAACATAGTATTGCAGAGTGCGACCGTTGTGGTCAGCGCTACATGCTCAAGCAGCTTAAAAAGCTAACTATTAAAACAAAGCAGGTTAGCATTAAGGTATGCCCTGAGTGTTGGGACCCTGACCAACCGCAGTTACAACTAGGTATGTACCCAGTTAATGACCCACAAGCGGTAAGAGAACCTCGTCCTGATACTAGTTACTTAGTGTCCGGTATTGGCCCAGACGGTAATCCAGAGGGTGGTAGTAGAGTGTTTCAGTGGGGTTGGAACCCTGTAGGTGGGGCAAGAGGGAGTGACACGGGTTTAACACCTAATGACTTGATTGCCCAAGGACAAGTAGGTATAGTAACGGTATCAACAACTTAGGAGTATTAACATGGCATACAAATCAGGCGCCGATGGCGTAGCAAAACAAGGTAAGACAAAAGGTAGAAACTTAGGTGATTCAGGTCCAAACGTAGCAATTGAAAACGGTCCTAAATCTACAGGTAGTAAAGGTGGCAAAACTAATGCTGACATGAAGAAAATGGGTCGTGGCTTAGCTAAGATTGCTGCACAGAAAAAGGGATAATATCATGGGTAAATCAGCACAAGACTCAACAGGGTTTGTTTT